CTCAACTCCTCCGCACGAGCCTCATCAACCGTATCAAAGCCCCTAATCTCTCTCCCTGTCTCAGGGTCCTTCATCCCCGCTTCCACGATCCTGTCAATAGCCTCATCAATAGAAACCTGCTTCCCGCCAAACATCGTAGGGATAACCATATGCTCTCCATCTATCTCCACAATAACTCTAAGCTCCGTAGAGCTAGTACCATCTATATTCTTTACAATTGGCCGACCTTGCTTTGTCTTACCAATTATCTCACCAGTCAGAAACGGTTCTTCATCATCCCCATCATAATCCTCCGGGACCGACCAATACCGTCCTCCACGTTTTAATATCCTATACCCCCGCTCATTCTCAGCCTCAACTGCCTTATGCCACGATTTATGCTGCTTCCCTTTCAACATCAGATAACTATCCATCGGCAGACCATGACGCCTTCTCTCCAGGTCTGTACTCTCTTTCACAGACCCCATATGGCCATAAGCATTACGACGCATCCCAACAGCCGACACATCATCATAACCCTCTCCCTCAGGGTCAAAGATATCCGACATCACTCATCCTCCTCAGAAGCCATACCAAGTCTCTTCTTCCCACCCATAATCCGACTAGCCAGATCGGCCAACTCTCCAGTAGTCTTATCCTTCGACAGACCGGCATGTTTCATCAAAGCCTCAAGAGCCGGTAACTTGCTATGCGGCTTCACCTTGATCCTCTTCACCCGGACCGGAACCTTCTTGAGCTTCCCTTCCTCATCTTCCTCATAGTCATAACCATCGATATACGTCTCCACCGACACCTCACCCAAGGCGTCGAAGACCCTACCATCCTCAATCTTGTTAAAGTCAAACACCAGATCGCCATCATCAGTTACAGTCATGTAATCCGTGACCGAAGAGAACGCAATCTTGGCCATCTCCTCTGAGATCGTCTCATAGGTAATCTCATGCTTCTCACGGATCGCCTTATGACGCCGCTCTACCTCGGCAGCGATCCTGGGATGGTCAAAGATGCGTGTGTAATTGCCAGCCTGTTTGTAGCCAGCCCTGCGGATGGCATCAGACTTGTTGAAATTCGAAATACCAAAATAGAAGTCCACTAATTTCTCGTGGCGCAAGCTGATCTTACGCTTTTTCGATTTCGCTGTCTTTTCCCAAGCACTCGTCATCCTGCTTCTCCTTTAGAAAGCGCTGGGGAGTGACCCAGGGCGTGTGAGGCCACTCCCCAGGCTCCGCGACCCCTACAGACGAGCTAGCGAGGGAGGGAGCCCACCGCTCGAGCCCGTAAGGCGCTTCCGGGGCGTCCCACATAGGATATCTCAGGCTCTTTGGGGCGGCAATAGCTCATATTTGGCGGAATATGGGGGTTTTTACCACATCTAGTGCTTATTTTTATTATCAAAAGTCTATTTTCGCTTTTTTGGGATTACGTGATCCCAAAATACTGGCTGTGGATTTTATATATTTGGGATGGATTTGGGATACGCAATTCCGACTTCAGGAGAGAATTGGGATACGCAATTCCGACTTCAGGAGAGAATTGGGATACGCAATTCCGACTTCAGGAGAGAATTGGGATAACGTTATCCCAAGTTAGGTAGGGATTTTGAGATAGGTATGGGTCATCTACGGGGTAGGCATCCGCTGAGGTCCCCCCGCCCCCCAGAAGTGGGTCGCCGGAAACCGCCCCCCAAGCGCCAGATTTGCCTATGATAGACCGCGCCAGCGCTGGCGATTGATAGCCGCCGCTTGCCAGCGCTGGCGCTGGCCTAGGCTGGCAATTGGGAACACGTTACCCCAAAAAAGCGCTTGAACCGGCGGCTTAGGAATGCGATAACAAGTGACGGCAGGGTCCACCTGCCGCTAACCAGAGGGAGCCAGACCATGAAAGCCATGAACGCGTATAGGAACATAAAGACCGGCGCCATTAGCCCTAGCGTCATTCGCGACCTAAGCTTGGTTATGAGCCAGTATGAGAATGCCGTTGGCGTGGCCATGACGATAGACCGGGATCACTTCCTGGTGCGCTACTTCGACTACCTAGATGATGGCTGGGTCCAGCTAACTGACGCTCTGGTGCGCGTCAGGTTCAATGAAGTGATAGTGATTGAAACTGAAGTGATCACTCGCTTTCAAAAGGCAGCGCTCCCGCCCGAGGCTGACTATGCCGCTGGCGTCATGCAATCGTCTTCACATAGATCGTTTTAGCCGCGCCTAGCTTCACTCCCGACAATGGCCGCGCTAGCTCAAGCTGGCGCGGCCTTTCCTTTGCCTATTTACCGGGCCTAAGCTGAAGCTAGAGCGCTAGAGCTAGCTAGGCTTGGCCAACTCTAGGCAAGGAAAAGGCCAGCGCTGGCTAGGCGCTGGCCTTAGGGGGCTGAGGTTAGCTAACGTCTAGCTTGCCAAAGCGTCACGCCAACCATGATCAATAGAGCCAAGGCTACTAGGGCTAACGATAGTTCGTTGGCCGCTGCGCTAGACATATCGGGCCTTTATGAACCTGACGTTAGCCAGGGTAACGCGCCAGGGCAAACGATAGGCGCGGCAGATAGTACGCAAGCGACGTTTAGCACCAACGATTGTTCTAGCCTCTATCGTTAGGCGCTGGCCGCTTGGCGTGAAAGCTCGAAGATAGACTTTTGGGCTGGCTGGCTTTCTTGCAAACATTAGATCATTCATCACTCTTTCCCTCACTTTGTTATGAAGTCTTAAGCCTACCAACGCTCAATCTTGGCGCTGGCCACATGACAATTAACCCGCAATTCCTTGCGAACAATTGTCTCAATCTCCGCTTTAGTGAAAGCGCCGCTATATGGCTCGCGGCAATAATCTAAACCTTCAGCGGTTTTATAGATCACTTGCCATTTAGCGCTAGGCTGGCCAGCGGAATAACTATTCAGGCTGGCCTTATCAAAGATTACCGTCATTTCTTTACCCTCACTCGTTTGGTTAACTATCAAGTAGCATTCTCCACTTTCATGGCAATAGAGTAATTCACTGTTATCTATGAAATACCCTACTTCGTCACAATCAACGCATCGCAAACCAATATCGCTACAGGCTCGCTGGTGCGCCGATAGATTACCGGCCATTCACTTAGCCTTCCGTTTGCTGGCTTTGGCTTTCTTGGCCTTAGGCTTGGCGCTGGCTGGCTTGGCTTTGCCGCGCCTAAGAAAATCGGGAATATCCGCAAGGCTATCGTCGCCAGCCTTAGAGCTGTCTTTCTTTGGCTTAGCTTTAGGCTTTGGCCTATCGCTAACGCTAAAGCCTTCAATATCGCCTATCCGCTGAATAAACTGTTTCTTTCCAGCCTTAGACAAAGCTTTGAAGCAAGTGACCAAGATAGAAACGTTATCCTGATCGAACAATGAAGCTTGCTCGTTAGTCACAAGTTTCAATCCATCGATTGCAGCCGCGCTCGACAGCGTCTCTTTTCTCATACTTGGCTCTAAAGCCTCCAAAGCATCTAACGGAACTGAATTATCAGTCTGCTTCGGCTTGCTGCCTTGAACGCGGCCAAGATTACCTCGTGAGGGTTTCGTCGCCGCTTTTGCAGCCGCTTTTTCGGCCTTAACCTTTTCCCTTTGCTTAGCCTGTGCAATCACTGCTTTAGCCCGCATATCGTCCAGAGCCAATTTAGGATTAGGCGCTGCGCCTATCCGGGCTAGCTTGCGGATATTCTCGTAGGTCATAGTTAAATGAGCATCGCACCAGGATTTGAAGTTAATCTGGTTTGCTTTGCACTGCTCTTTTGCCCTAGCTGCCTGAATGGATGCAGCCAGCCTGTGATTTAGGCCGTCGCTTTCCATTTTCTCCGCTTGCTTCAGCCTGTGATTGATTTCCTTGGCTATCGGAGCCAAAAAATCCTTGGCCTTTTGTTGTTTGGCTTTAATAGTTGCCTTGGCTTTAGCTGCTTTGGCTTTGATTGATTTGGCTTTAGCTGCTTGTGCTTTTGTTTGCTTAGCCATTGTCTATTCCCTCGCTTGTTTAGCTTCCATAGTTTGCGTCGCCGCAGAGGCGACAAGTGAATTATACAGGAGCCAGCGCTAGGGTAAAGGATTATCTGGGATCACGTTATCCCAATATTTTGGCTGGCTTGGCGCTGGCTGGCTTGGCGCTGGCTGGCTTGGCGCTGGCTGGCTTAGCGCTGTCTCTCTTATTGCGCGTTGCGCGCTCGCTTGCCCGCACGCGCGCTACGCATACACACTCACCACATACATGCTTGCCCACAATTGCCTAC